TTAGATTAACAATATATCTAACACCAGTGAACGTTCCAACTAATACAGAAGCTATTACGGGTACTAATATAAAATTCTTTTTGAATAGTTCTGCAATGTTCATAGTTTAAATTCCTCATTTTTTTTCTTCCATTTCATAGAAGAAATTATCTGTGTCTTCTGTTCTCCATTTACCTGAGTCTTCTACATTCCATTCATTAGTTTGTACTTTCCAGTCAGGAATATTGTCCTTAACTGTGAATGATGGGATGTCCCAGATTAATCTATTGTTTGGCTGTGCCGCATAATTGCCGTCGTCTAACGCCAATATATGAGCGCACTTATGTTCGTGCGGTATTTCCGAATGATCGGTATCTACTATATTACTCTCTGGATGTGCAAAGTCAACTGTGAATAAGTAAGACCCATGATGCCACTTCTTATCTTTACCTATATATTTTCCGTGTTGTCCACCTAAAATATCATAACTAGTAACAGCAGGATAATAACTAAAAGAATTCCAAAGCTGAAGTTCATCAAGTCTTTTGGTGGGAACAGACTTGGGTTCATAGCCACGTTGAATAAATGCCGTAATTGGGAGACGATAAAAGATTGCGCCATTTTCCATAATCGCATGCCATAAGATAGCGCGACCTGTAATACAGCTAATACCAAAGATAATGCAGTCTTCAACTTCTCCGTGATGTTTTTTGAGATCATATAAATACTCCCTTCTTATTTGCGCGTATTGTACAGGAATATTAGCATTTAAGTAAGCCATAATTTATCATTTTATATTACCCCAATTTGACCCAGATTCATAGTCTACTTTGTTGGGTACTTCTAAACTAACAGCGTGTTCCATAATTTCTTTTATTTTACTCGCATGTTCTGGAGACTTTATAGATATATCAAGTTCATCATGTACTTGTATATGTGGTATGATACCCTCTTTATATAATTCAATCATAGCTTTCTTTGTCATGTCTGCAGCACTACCTTGAATTAATTTATTTAAAGCTTTGTAAGTATAGGCTCTTCTAATCCCTGGTCCATGTTCCAATAATGCTGCATCATGTGTCATTGCTTTATGCATACCAAACATATTCGGCTCCCATAAATGAAACCTACATAGTCTCCCAAGTAAAGTTCTTATCTGACCACGTTGCTGTGCTCTTTGCATTACATTATCCATCAGCTGTTTAACGAAAGGAACTCTTTCATGATACTGTTTGAATAGTTCATCTGAAGTTTCTTTATCTACCCCTAGTTCAGCCTGTAATTTATTTTTACCCATACCATAGAATAATCCTAAGTTAATAGTCTTAGCTTGAGATCTTGGTATGTTAGCCATGTCTGCAACTATAGTGTGGAAATCTGTATTAGGATCATTATTATAAGAATCTAATACATCATCAACGCCGTAAAGGTTCTGTAAACCTGCATAATGCACCACCAACCTAGGCTCTTGCTGAGAATAGTCAAATACACCCCATGTATGGCCCTCCTCGGGTATAAATAATGACCTAATCATGGGTCCAAGTTCCTTATTTCTAGCAGGAATTTGCTGTAAATTAGGGTTTGAATAACTAAATCTACCAGTAACAGTCCCACCATTATCTCCACGTAATTGATTAATCTCTGCATGGATTCTACCTTTATGTGAATGTTTTAATATGGTATCAATAAAAGTTGTATGAGCTTTATTTACTTCTCTAGCCTGTGCAATCTTTTGAACCACTGGATGTGGATGGTTTTGTAAAAAATTTTTAGTAAAAGAAGGAGCAGATGTTTTCTCAGTTACGTCATAAGGTAATTTTAGTTTCTCAAAAACTTTGGCAATCGATCTGGCAGCCCATATCTGAGGTTCTATTCCTGTTTCTTTTTTCACTGCTAGTAATGCTGATTCTTCTCTTGCAACTAATTGTTTCTTTAGTTTACTTGCTGCTTGAACGTCTACACGAACTCCTAAAAAACGCATATCAACGAGGCAAGGAAATAATTCTGTTTCCATATCAAAAATAGATTGAACATCTTGATTAACAATTTCTGTTTTTAAATATTGCCATAGTTGTAGTGTAATCGCTGCATCTTTTTCTGCGTATTGACCTACATACATTGCAGGTAATTTATACATTTCACCTTTAGGATCAATGCCCCATTCTTTTGCTGCTGCATATAATGCTGCTTCATCTTTTCCTGTACCCACATATCTTTTAGCACAAGTATTTAAATCAAAACGAAACTGATTCTCATCACATAAAGCTGCGGCTATCATAGTATCTACAATTGTACCATTAATCTTTAGACCCATAGCTCTAATCCAACAGACGTCATACATTGAATTGTGAAATATTTTTGTAGCTTTAGTATTTAATACATCTTGAAACCATTTAAGGACCATAACTTTATCCATATTTCCACCACCGCCATGAGCGATAGGATAATATCCACACCAACCTTCAACAGCTACAGCGATACCAACTACTTCTCCTTTACCAATGATTGCTCCTGATCCCATCTTAGTTAGTTCAGGATCCTTGGTTTCTAGGTCAATAGAAATCTCATCATACTTTGATAAATCAGGAAATTCTTCTGGTGGTAACCATTCTGTTTGTGGTTTAAATATTAGTTTCTGCATTTTTATTTATCCTTTTTATATTAGTTAATTGTTCCATATCCTGAAAGGGAACCATAGTGATTTTATCAAGTCTACCTTCACGTTGATAGATTTGATAAATTCCTTTACCTTTTTCAAAATTCTTTTCTTTTAATTTAGATTCAACATGTTCTAGTAGTTCTTGTCTTTGAACTAACAACCAATGGTCAGTTCTTTCAAATACTATGTAGTCTGCTTTACCTTTTACCCAACCAGGTTTACCTCTAACATTCGTTCCTTCAACCCAAGCAATATCATCTTGTTGTTTATTATCCCAACGATTTACTTTCTTCATACCTTTGACATCAAATTTTAAAAGTTCATTATCTAAAGTTCCTTCTACATCCCAATGCTCTTGCATATCTTGATAATCATTTGCCCACTTTGGATCCTTTAAATTCTTAGCAAAGTTTTCTTCTATTATTTTTGCTCTTGCTCTATATTCTTGCCAACTCATTATTGCTCCTTTTTGTTATGATAATAAACCATTCTTAAACTTCCTTCATACTTCTTTAGTCTTCTTTTCATTTTTTGATTCTCGTCATATATTTTATTATATCTTTCAGTGAGTCTCTTAATCTGTGGTTCATACTTTTCCCTATAATGTAATTCCCAATTTTTTGCTGCACTCATTTTGTGTCTTTCATTTTTAATATCTCTAGATCACAATAGTGTTTTATTTTTTCTAGGTCCTGTATGCCTGCTTTGTTTTTATATCTGCAAACATATTTAATTACGTTGCCTTGAAAGAATGAAAGATCATTCTTTGATATAAATTCGTAAGGTTGAATCTTAAATTTTTTATAATGAGATCCTCCGATTTGTTTATCTTGTGGAAATGTGTCTTCGAATATATCTTTATTTGTCATATAATTTCCTCCATTGGGTAACATTTGCTATCATCTTTTGGTCTTATAATATGAAGATGTTCCTTTGTTCTAGTCGCACCTACGTAAAATAATCTTGTTTCATCATCTTGATTCTTGTCGTATGACTTCTTTGTATTAAAGGTAAGATCAGTAAGTAAGACTACATTATCTTCTTCACCACCTTTAGCACTATGAATGGTTGATAGTTTAATCCGTGGTTCTTGATTCAACATCTCTCCATTACGTTTCATACGTCTTATATAATTAATTCTTTTCTGTCCTGCTTGATCAAAAGCTTCATACCAAATCTCATTTGTTTTAAGACCATAGTCTTTTTGTAATTGTTCTAAACTGTAGACAGTATTTTTTACTATAGATTTTAATTTATCCTTGTTCCATTTCTCAACGCTAATGTATTTTGAAATATTCTCTATTTGTTTTGAATCTAACATTTGTCCTTTAATTAAATATTCCCAACTGGTTGCAGCTTCTTGAATATCTTTTTCATATAATTTTTTAAATCTATTATCGTAATAGAATCCTCTATCTCTTATTATTTCTTCCAAAGGATCTAACATAGATCTTGTTCTAGTTAACACTAACCATTTACCTGATGACATATCTACATCTTCAAAACTATCATAAGCACTTAGCTTTCCTTCGTGTTGTTTAGGATTCCAATTTTTCTCTACTCTATTATTAACTCTACCAATGATCGAGTTTGCTAGTTCATGTATCTTTCTTGGAACTCTTCTAGA